AATAACTTGTAACCTGCGCCAGCCATGTTTCTCCTTTAGTAGCTCAGGACATCCGTGCCTAGTATACCGTCAATTGACGAATCTAACACGAACCCTGCAACAAGTGGTTCTGATGTAAAAAGCCGTGTGTTCCAAGATGATTTTGTGATGTCGTGGTTGATGCCAATGACCACGCTGTTTTGTGTAATGCTGGTAGAACCAGGCATTGTTTTTAGGACGGTCACGCCATCAAGGAGCTCGATGTCCACCCCCGCAAGCGGCTTGTTGACGTTGGTATCGTCATACAAATTGAGGTCTATGCTGTCAATGCGCGGTTCAGGGTCTTTTCGCGTGGCCAAAATAGCCTGAGCCTGATTGAGCGATTCCGTGTCGGTTTGAACCAAGATGTCTGAGCGTGTTCCGCTGTGTAAGAAGTATTTGTCAATTGAAGGTTGGTCAAATGCCGTCTGTGCAGAACCGCCAGTCCTGGTCACCGTGACTGAGTTAATCAGCGTAGTATCGTCAAAAGCGACTACCGCATTTTGGTAAGAAATATTCGTGCCATCATCGGCAAAAGAATAGGCAGCTGTGGCTGGCGTGCTAACCATGGCATCACGGTTCTTGAAGTTTATGATGCCCTGACCGTCTAGGAAGATGCCGCCAAATTCGCTGTTCTCAACGGTCTGCAAGGCTTCTAGTACGTTGCGTTGAGTGCCAGGGTCAGCCTGGAGCGTTGAATCTCCTGTGTCAATATTGCGCAAGCTCAGCGGAAAGTTGATTTGGTCAAGGATGGAATTTACGCGAGCGCCTGAGTCCTGACCAGCTGTGCCACCTGTTACTGTCGTGATGACTGCACCAGTTAAAAGTCTAAAGCCATCAACACAGCGAAGTGTGACACGGCTCACATCTTCGTTGCCTTGCCAAAAGCCTGTGTCATAAGCCTGGATGTAACCGCTGAAAATATAGTAATCGCTTCCGCCATAGGTTGCATAGATAATAATTTGGCGCAACGGGACTAGGTCAGGGTAATAAGCACCCGATGTGTTTGCTGGATTCCAGTCGCCATTTTGGTCATAAAGCTGAACATCAGCTGTTCCAGGCACGAATTGACCTGTGATGCGATTCCGTCCACGCCTGATGCCTATGCGCTCAACGAGGCTTGTGATTTCAATGGGTAACGTGCCTGAACCAAGCCGATTCGTACCTAATATGCCTTCGGTGGCGCTGCCTAATATTAGGGGATTGGTTTCAAATGCAGTATCGCTGTCGAAATCAACAAAGACACGGACTTGCGGCGCTGGCATTACAGAATAGTCCTCTTATGCAATAACACCTGGCCATTTGATTGGATGTTGTAAAGGCTGTTAGTTATGGATTGCACCAAATCTTGTTCGGCAATAACACTACCGGCATTATTCACGGTTACATTTATTGCTTCATCTCGCATGCGGAAATCACCTGCACCGGCGTATGGGAAACCTATGGCTTCAACCACGCGCATAGCGGCATCAAATGAAGCCAAAATAGATTCAGTCTGAATAATGGCCAGGGCTGCTTCGGCTTCCGCGACTAATGATTCAGCTTCGGCGGCAGCTGCATCAGCCGCAGCAATCGCACTTGCTAACTCAGCGCCAGCCGGTGTGCTTGTATCTATACCAGCCCAAGGCATCGCACCGCCACCTGTCGCTGGAACACCACCGCCCAACGGCGCTCCCGATGGTGCAGTTGCCCCAAATACATTTCCACTCACATATACGTTTCCAGCATTGACCGTCATTGTATCTAGCTTAGTTACGGTCATTTTATCTTGGTCTAAACGCAAGCCCTTTTCTGCAAATAACACGTCTATAGGAATTTGCCAGTCAAGTTCTTTCAATAGATATTGGATGCGAGCAATTGTGGACGGCCAGTCAGTAAATGGGTTTTCAGCCATCTCAGGCAACTTGGCTAGCAACTGCGCTAGTTCATCCGCTTGTGACTCAGCTTCTTTTAGTAAGCCGGTGTATTTGATTACGTTGTCAACGTTCTCATTAAGGATAGCGCGTTGTAGCTTTAGGCGATATTCCTCAACATCGTTGATTTTACCTTTAAGTGCAGCTTCAATTTGGATGCGCTCCATGTCAAAAGTTTTTTGCGCTTCGGCAATTATCTTTTGGTTTTTAGCTTCTTCTTTAAGAAGTTTTGCTGCCTTCTCGCGGTCTTTACGAATCTTCTCAGTCTGCTTGCGCTCATCGGCTAAGAATTTGGCACGTTCACGCAGCAAGGTGCGCTGTTTAGCAGGGTCATCAGCAAAAGCCGTAGACATGTCAAGACGGAATTGCGATAGTTGGTCTTTTGTGGCGAAGAAACCTTGTTTCCAAAACCTGCGGAAGTATTCAACGCCGGATGCGGCGAATCTGAAAGCATCGCCAATCTTTTCACCAGCTGCGGCTATTAGTTCTAAGCCTTCGTCATAATTGCCGCCACCTAGCGCTTCAAGTGCATCAACTACGCCCTTGCCAATGTTCTCAGCTGCATCACCTGTTGCGATGTTTAGACGGCGAATCTTGCCTTCATAAGTATCAGCCGCCGCTGCCGCCTGACCGCTAAATTGGTCTGACAGTAATGACAAAGATTGCTCAAAGCCCATGGCTTGCAATTCAGCTGTGGAATGAGCCGTTTGCAATTTACCAAGTGAAGTGAAGTTGCCATTGTAAGCACGGCTAAGTGCTCTGACTACGCTGCTTAAATCTTGACCTGTGCCAGCCGCTATGTCCAACGCGCTATTCAATATTTGCTGTGACTTACCTACGCTGAGGGTCGCGTTAGCCAATTGCTGAAATGCTGGATAAAGTTCCTCTTTAGCAATCGTGGTCGTTTTTTCTAGGTTTTCCAAAAAGTCATCAACGCCAATGGCATCAAAACGCAGACCTAGATTGTCAAGAGATTTAGATAATTTCTGAACTGCCGCATCTTCGGCTGCAAATGCCTGAACGCTCCGCTTTAGAGCTGCGACACCAGCAACAGTAACGAAAGCACGGCGAGCAGAACGGCGCAAGCCATCAAATTGCTTGCTAAGTCCAATGGTTGACTTTTGCGCACGCTTGAACTCTTTATCCTTGAACTCACCTATGATTCGGACAAAAATATTTGTCATGCTGCCGCCTTTACGTCATAAATGACCGATTGCCGGTTAAACTCACGCTTCGCATCGTTAATGGCCGCCATGATTGCATCCAACGCCCTGCCTTGATTCTCAGCATAAGCGGCATAGAGCAATCGGCCTTCTGTTTTCTTATTGCTTGAACTCTTGTAATTCTTCATTGTTCCCATGTGTTGATTCAAGCGGTCAATCATCATTTGACCTGCCTGTGGGTTATCGCTCATGGATTGACGGCTTGTGCGCACATAATATTGAGCGCCACCTCTAGTCATACGGCGTGCATATTGTGGTCGGCCTTGTGGATGCGTGCGACCAGCTGTTTCAGCAATAGCACCAGCCGGTGATTTGTTTAATAACGTCACCATAGATACATAACCGGATTTGGACTTTTTCTGCCGTCCAAGTGAGTAAGTTAGTCCGGCGCGTATCTCATCTGCATCGTATCGCGGGAAATAACCGCCGGTTGTAGGTGATGCGTTGATTCCTGTATAAGTGCCCCAATTGTTAGGCGCACCGAAGATGGCATCAGGCACTTTAGCTTCGGCAGCTGAGATGATTGGTTTCAATTCAGCCTTGATGCGGTTATTCATATTTTTGGCAATATGCGGCGACAGATTGGCGAGAGCTTTCCTAAACCCCGCGAGTCCTTCGACCTCGATTGCCATTTTGTGCTTGCTTCTCCCTAGCTTGCTGCTTGAACACCTCTAAAATGGCTTTGAGCATGGACGAATCCATCTCTATCCACTCTTGCGGTGGGATGCCGGTGTGAACGACCAACTGCGCGATACGGTAAGTGAGCGTATCGCGCGTTAGCCATTTGGGGAGCTGTCCGCTACCACCTCTACCTCTTTTAAGGTTTCAAGGAATGGTAGGCCGAAAGGCTTGACATCCGCTGCATCTGCACGGCGTAAGCACTCCCAAGCAAGCCAATAAATGTGTTCCTGCTTCTCATCCTCGCGGAAGGCTTTGTGAAAGCCCTTGCGGAATTGTTGCTCAAACGCATATTCCACGGCGGGAGTTACTTCGTGAGTTGTAACTGTTCCGTCTGCCCTAGTGATTTTTAGACTTGCCATGATGCCCCTTTTCTATTACTAGAATGTGCCGCTATCTGCGACTGTGACTGCGGAGTTTACCGTAAAGGTAATGTCCTGAGTTCCAATGTCGCCTGTTGCGCCGTTAATCGGTGTTAGGTTGTTAATCAAGATGTCACCAGTAATCAACTTGTTGGTAGCGCCTACTGCTGTGCCCTTATCCTGTAGCAACTTGAATCCTACGGTTGTGCCATAAGCTGCATTAAGTGTTGCAAGAACGCTGGTCGCTGCCTGGTCGTTCAAAAATGAAACTGTCAGCGTAGCCGATTCTAGACCCTTTACAAATTTGTGTGAAGAATCTCCCATGGCTGTTACTTCGAGTTCATCAAATGCCTGGTTAAGTGTTACAGAAGTTACATGGTCGGAGAGGTCAACGGAGTTGATTTTTACCCCAACCTTATTGTTTAGAAAAATAGCCATTGACTACTCCTCATCTTTCTTTGTTGGTTTTGGTTCAGCGGGCTTGACCTGACCGATTTTGGCAAGGAAAGCCTCGCGTTCTTTATCTGTATCAGCCATGTTTAGCTCCAATCTGAGAGAACGCTGATGGTTACTTCACCGCTAAGCAGGTCACCTGCTGTTGCGGTCAAGACTGCTGGTGCGCTAAAAGTTCCGATTGAGTAGTTTATCGCAGATGCTTCTAGCTTTTGAACTATGCGCAAATAAAAATCTTCGATGTTGATGAGGTTGCCTTGGTTGTCAAACATGGGAGCAAGAACAACTAATTTGAAATTGACCTTCGGTTTCACCGTTGAGTAATGGTCGTTTGATGGCTCAATGTAAGGGTCACCTGGTTGCACCACAATTGAATTGGCTAATGGTGTTGCAGGGGGAAAACTAAAGACCTGCCACAACGCATTGTCCACTAGAGCAGTTGCGATTGTTCCCCGCAGGGTGGATATAGCGCTCACCCTACTTGACCGCCTGGTGCTAGATGGTCAGCTAACAGCCCGCGCACTCTTGCCATTAAAGTATTTCCCATGCGGTAAGGCGAAGGCTGAAAGTCAGGTGAGATGCCGCCAGCGTTGCTTGCTTGACGTGCTTGCCAAATGTCAACGGCTATCATTAAAGAAGCCTGGTTTACTTCCGGTAGGGTTGCATAATCAACGGCTTGTGTGCCATAAACGCGACCCCACGGTGCAATTGTGTGATAAGCGCGGGTTGTTATTTGTGCATTGACAAATTCAACCCAATCTTTTTCGACCTTTGTAATGGTCTGATTTCCGTTAAAATGTTGACGTACGTTTTCTACCGTAATGGTATCGCCAACTAAAAATTGGTCTACGTTTTCGTAAATATAAATGCGCCCTGTCGTGCTTGTCGCTTCTAAAGCGTAAACGGCTTGTGTGTTAAACCATAATTTTGACTTAACTATGTTCTCAGCGGCCTGGCAACATTCTTCCACGGTGGCTGAGCTGTAGAGATTGCCAATGCCTAGCGCAGAACGAAGTTCGGCTTCTGTGACGTATGTGGCGGCCATCTCTATCCTTTCTAATGTTAGCCCTGGCGCTCAGGGCAGAAGCGCCAGGGTAACTCTTTAACTACTTATCAGGACTTGTTGAACCAGTTAGCTCCTGCGCCTACCTTTGTAGCAAGTGCGCCGTAGCCGTAGTAA